ATTCAATACGCTATGATGTGCATTGTCGTCAGTAGCCCACTCCTCATGCAAGGTGAGACGAGCATTAAGCTCCTCCGCAGCCTCGTCACCATACATTGTTCTAGGATGCCAATCTATCTGTGTATTGTAAACTGTCTTTAGAAACTCCATGTTATCTTTAAGATCAGTAGGAACTTGCACGTCTGTTTCCTTACAGAGTGCCTCTAACATCTCTACAGAGTTCTTAATCACAGGGTACAAATACTGTACCATTCTCATTGTCGTATTCTCTGCTGCCTTCGCATCGTAATCTGGATGCTGTATCTTATCTACCGCTACAGGATTCAAATATCCTGAT